AAACGTGCCGGTGATCAGTACGATGAAAAAACAGGAGTGCTGATTCGAGATGGCATGACCATAGATCCTAAAACTCGAGCGTTTCAATTTGGTCAAAGCCAGTCGCTGACTTCGATTATCAATCAAGTGATTCTCAGTTCAGAGTACGCTACTGAAGCACTGGAACCTAAATTTCTTACCCCGCAGGGATTTATCAAATGGTTCAAGCTAGATGTGCAGATTGAATTGTTGAAATTTGACAAGCTAACTGGTGACTATGCCAAGAAAATCACTTATAGAGTAGTACCGTATTTCGTGCATCAGAGTATATTTGCTAATGCTACTTCGGCACCAATCGGATATGCTCAACTAATGAAAGATGTAGTTAAAGAATATCAATACATCTATACAGGTCAAAACGTTGACATCCTTAGTTTTAACATTGAAATCAACAATTTGTTTTATGCAGGCGCTAATCCTAAGCCAGAAGCAGAGGCTGCAAACACTGGCAACCAAGATCAAAAAGCAGCAGAAGTTCGACCGTCGTCTACTAGAACAGGTAAGGGGCAAGCTACTGAAGTGCAGTCAGCACAGACTGGCCGAGCTAGACCTAAACGTGATCCTAGACTATTGAAAGGGTATAAGGGCGGCACAGAAAACAAAAGCGTGGAACAAAACGTAGCTGAAAATTTTCAAGACGCATTTATCAGCGGCAGCAGCGCAGACATGGTGACCATTAATCTTGAAGTTCTGGGTGATCCTTACTGGTTGATAGATTCGGGTATGTCTAACTATTTTACAGGCGCAGCCAGCCCTACTGCTCAGATTACCGACGACGGCACAATGAACTATGAAAGCGGTAATGTCTATATCTACATATCGTTGCGAACACCAGCCGATGTTAACACGTTAACAGGACTGTATGATTTTTCAGTTGCAGGTAAGGAAAGCCCATTTGGCGGTATATATAGGATCGTCAGCTGTGAAAATCAATTCACTGACGGTAATTGGAAACAGAAACTAAAATGCATAAGAATGCCAGGACCACAAGGACCGGAAGTCAATGAAACTATCACCGGAGACAAAGCATCGGTGATAGACAAAGAGTCGACACCTGCTATTGAGATAGGCGACAAAGAACCGCCTAAAACATCTCCAGTTGATACAGGCACTGCTACAAATGTAACCGGCACTGATTCAGCTAACAGCACATCTAGCAGCGGTCAACGGGCTACAACTACTACATCTAATCAGCCAACTCGTGTGGTAGGATTTAGATATTACAGAGATTTAGGACAAAATTAATGGCAGAATTATCTAGACCGTCAGTTAACGACTCGGACAGAAGCGGCGGGTTAACCACAGGCATATATATCGCTAGAGTTATCAGTCACCTTGATCCTTCATTTATGGGATCAATCGAAGTCACGTTGCTGAAAGATCAAGCCAACACCGCAGGCGATGACAGCCAGACATTTATTGTGAAATATGCATCGCCGTTTTTCGGATACACTCCATTTGAGTTTATGGGGAATAATGACGGAACTAAATCAACAATTGACGGCTTCAGCGACACACAAAAATCATACGGCATGTGGTTTGTCCCACCAGACGTAGGAGTCAACGTATTAGTGTTGTTTGTGAACGGAGACCCCGCAGCGGGCTATTGGTTCGCTTGTGTACCTGGCATTAATATTAATCACATGGTACCGGCCATCGCTGGTAGTACAGTAAACAGTCTTGACGCTGAAGATAAAAAAAGATATGGTAACACTTCATTGCCTTTGCCTGTCGCTGAAGTTAACAAACGTATTAACGGAGAAACACAAGAAACTGATCCAGAAAAATATCCCAGAGTAGTGCATCCTATCGCAGATCGATTTCTTGAACAGGGACTGTTAGAAGATGATGTTAGAGGATTTACTACTTCGTCGCCAAGACGAGAAGCGCCTAGCATGGTGTTTGGTATTAGTACACCTGGACCCCTTGATCGTAGAGCCAGCGCAAAAAAACAACAGATAGGTAAAGCAGACAGTCTGGCAACAGTGCCAGTGAGCAGGCTGGGAGGCACACAGCTGGTAATGGATGATGGCAATGATAGATTTCACAGAGAAAAATCTGCTGCTGAAGGCCCAGTAAAATATATCGATTTGTTAGATCCTGCCAATCAGAAAAAAGGTGACACTGGATCTGCAACTATTCCAGCCAGTGAATATTTTAGAGTACGGACTAGAACTGGTCATCAAATATTGATGCACAATTCAGAAGATTTGATCTACATTGCCAATGCTCGCGGCACGGCATGGATAGAGCTTACCAGCAACGGCAAGATAGATATATTTGCCGAAGACAGTATTAGTATTCATACTCAGCAAGATCTCAACATACGTGCTGCTCGAGATATAAATCTAGAAGCAGGTAGAAACATCAACATGAGAACCGAAACAGGCAAGTGGCATGTGGAAATCGCCACTGACATGGAGTTTTTAATCAATTCAGATGCTAAACTAACAGTAGGTGCTAATCTTGATATATTAGTAGGCGCCAAGACTAAAATATCTACTAACAACGATCTAGACATCGCGTCCGGAGCAGAAACTAAAATTAGCTCTGTTTCAGATATTAATGTCGGTAGTGGTGCTGAAGTTAAACTCAACGGCACTAAAATTAATTTCAATGGGCCGAACAACGCAGAAACTGCCGAGGCTGCTGATTTTGTGAAACCGTATGATCTTAGAGATAATCCTGCTACCAGCACAGCAGCAGGATGGGACAAGCGGTATCAAGCTGGCATCGTGAAAAGCTTCATGAAGCGTATTCCTATGCATGAACCATGGGCATTGCACGAGCACCGAGCACCTAATTTATTAACTCCGGATAAGACGGACAGGGACATTTAATTATGGCTACAAGATTATACAATCAACAAACAGCGGCTCAGCGATCTGCTACAGTGACGCAGAATCAAGGGCAATTTACCTACAAAGGGTTCAGCAGCAAAGAGGCCAATAAGAACTTCAAGCTCTATGATATCAATCTTGTCAAGCAGGATTTGATCAATCATTTTTATATCCGCAAGGGCGAAAAATTAGAAAATCCAGAATTTGGCACAGTGATCTGGGACATGCTGTTTGAACCATTTACTCCCGATGTCAAAGAGATCATAGCCAAGGATGTAGAAGCTATCATAAACTACGATCCTAGATTTGCAGTCACTGAAATCAACATAGACAGCACAGATCAAGGCATGCGCATACAGGCAGATTTAGTGTATATTCCGTTTAATATCACAGAACGTATGACCATGAACTTTGATAAAAACAACAGTGTAATTAACTAAGCAGTTTATTTTTAAGGGTAAATATTGGTATGACCACAACCAGCAGACAAAACAATCTCATACTGAATCAAGATTGGACACGGATCTATCAGACGTTTAGAAACGCTGATTTCCGTAGCTACGACTTTGAAAATCTGCGAAGAGTTATTATCACATACCTTCGTGAAAATTATCCAGAAGACTTTAATGATTACATAGAATCGTCAGAGTATATGGCATTGATAGATGCCGTGGCATTTCTAGGACAAAGTCTCGCATTCCGTATAGATCTTGCCAGCCGCGAAAATTTCATCGAGTTAGCTGAGACCAAAGAAAGCGTACTGAGAATTGCTCGTATGCTTAGTTACAATGCTAAACGCACTGTAGCAGCTAACGGACTATTAAAGTTTACAACTATTTCTACCACTGACACTATTATAGACAGTAATGGAAAAAATCTTGCGCAACAACTAATTACCTGGAACGACCCTACTAATCCTAATTGGTTAGAGCAGTTTCTCACTGTGTTAAATTCTGCTATGGCAGATAACACAGAATTTGGTCGTAGTCAAGGCTCTGCTACCATCCAAGGGATTCCCACAGAACAGTACAGATTCCGCACAGTCACTGCCGATGTGCCATTATTTTCATTCTCTAAAACTGTGGCCAGCAGAGGTGTAAATTTTGAAATAGTCAGTACTGCGTTTAAAAACAGCGAGAATATTTACGAAGAGCCACCGGTGCCAGGTAACCAACTGGGATTTGTTTATAGAAATGATGGGTCAGGACCTAGCAGTGCTAACACAGGATTCTTTTTGCTGTTCAAACAAGGCACATTAGAATTAGCAGACTTTGCAGTAGATGTTCCAACTACCAATGAAAAAATTGCTGTCGACGCTGGTAATATCAACAATGACGATGTATGGTTGTTTTCTTTAAATTCACAAGGTGCTCAGCTGGAAGAATGGACCAAGGTATCATCACTGGTAGGCAACAACATCGCGTATAACAGTGTGACACAAGATATACGTAACATTTA